AACTCTATCGTCTGCACTTGTCCTCCCGAAGAAAATTCGAGAAAATCCACGAGCAAACCTTGGACGGTTGAATATTCAGGGTAAGAAGTAAGCATCTGCCTATGAGGCGAATAGGCCTTAAACACGGCTAATTTGCAGTTATGAAAGTTGGTCATGTCTGCCTGAATGTGTACTTTAATGGTTCCGGACCAATACCTAGAGAAGTATGCCATTACTTGTTGGTTGGCATTAAGATATAGATTTTGTCCGTCGGAATAGACCTGTTGAGTAGGGGTAATAGGCCTAGAAAATAGCAACGTCTTGGACTGGGTGTCAACATCCACAGCAAAAGTAGATAAATACTGTGGTTTAGACACTAATCTAAGAACATCCATCTCATCCTGGGTTGTATCGAAAATTGTATCCCTTATTATTCGATTGTATCCAACATAAGGGTCCAATTTTTCAAGCACATTTTGATGATCGACAATATTGGGTGGGTTACGTGAGACGACAAGTCTTCTGTCCTCAATGTTGGCTTTGTTAGCATTATGTAAGCCAGTATATTGTCTTATTCCAGCCCTTCCAAGATCAATGAAATCTCCAGTTATTCTCTTGGCTCCTATTGCTGCGTTATCGAGCGCAGTAGTTAGGATGCCACAAAAACGACTCCAGAGACTTCCAGTGACCTTAGATTGAGCTTCCCATCCAGATTGAGACACCCAATCCACTTCCGCAAAGGGGGCGTAAAACTCCAGTTCCTCAAATATCACATGCACAGTGCCTGTAATAGTAGTAGAACCAGATTCAGCAGCCACTAGCGGATTCAATACTTGTATATTGAGGGTACAAAATTGATTGCCACTATAATTCGAGTTGAACAGAATATCAGCAGGCTCTGAGTCTGTTCTTAGCAATTTGGTGTTCGAATAAAATGGCAATTCCAGTTCCGTACAAGTAGACGTATTAGCTATGAGAAAAGAATGAGGCGCATTCATAGAATTATTTATGTACTGCAAACCAACTTTCTTAGTTGTAACTGGCTCGGCTGAAGCCAAGAGAATTCCTTGATGTTGAGGAGTTCCGATGACCTGAATTATTGCTTTGGCTCTACATCTAAACAAGGAGGAATTAATGAATGGAACTTTCAGAAAATTACTAACAAGAGCTGCGTCAGGAAACGTGTAGCTACCAACTACTGTTCCCACAGCTTGTGTAGATTCCCACTTGAAAGTGTCCACCAAAAATGCCTTGTTTAAATACTTATCGTAATCGATGTTCATGTTCTTAGCCATCGATCGCAGTGTCGGCGGATTATTGTAAATTGGATCTACTTCTAAACAGCTTCTAGTTCTAAGTTCCACGTGATTTTTAGATTCCGTCGTGGATACAGAATTATTATTATGGTTTTGTTGAGCTACACTTTTTAGAGATCTAGAGTAGTGTAATTCTCTAGCTCTTGTTTTGCACTTAAATATTTAATATGCCATAGCTTCTTCGTGCTCAGAATTATAACTCGAAACATATTAAATAGGTACTTGTTTGTTGAAGGTCAAAATACCATAAAAACCCAGATTGTGGAAATTAATAATTACCATACAAATTGTCGAAGTAATCGACTCCATCGGTATAAAGATGGAACAAATAATCTTCAGACAAATGTGGGAACTTAATTCCACACTTGTTACAGTTATCTTTTATGTAGTCCACTTCATCTTGACCATCACTATGTAAATACATTTCCATAATGAATGATCTCAGTTTACCTTCTAAAACTACATCTTTGTCTTTGGACGAATCCAACCACATGATGGTGTTTCGTAGAGTTTTCTTGTCCAAAGGGCACATAACTCTACCTATTTTGTTGTTATATTCAAAAACTCTCTTTAAAAAGCTAACTTCGCTTAGTGCTTCATAAGGCTTCAATACTTCCTGCTTCGTCGCAGTCGTCATTTTCATTCCAATGCTCTTAAAAAATTCTTTCATAGAGATAGCATTTAAATTAGAGTCTTCACTTATTATACCGTTCAACTTATCATCACCGTAAACCATATCTACTACGTTGGTGTGGAAATCGTGGACACTCGGATTCTTTTTATATCTAAAGTACCACATAGCCGTATACATTCTATTGACTATACTATTAAAAATAGCCGTCAGAAAGTTGCCAGATGGCATTGAATGAGTAGTTAAGTACGTATCGTCCATCATATTATCC